TTCCCTTGACACAAATATATAGGTGCCTATATACATACATAGGAGGTATTGAAATGAAAGTCAAGTACAAATATAAAACAAAACCATATAAGCATCAACAGGACTGCCTGGAAAAGTGTTGGGATAAAAAAATATTTGCTTTGTTCATGGAGATGGGGACGGGTAAATCAAAAGTTCTAATTGATAATATGTCTATCCTATATGAGCAAGATAGAATTAATTTTGCTGTTGTGATTGCGCCCAAAGGTGTTTATCGAAATTGGTCTGAGAAAGAAATACCAGAGCATATGCCAGACAGAATCAAAAGAGAAGTGATTGTTTGGAAAACTAAACTATCCCAGGCAGATAAAGAGATACTTGTAAAGATGAAGGAAGATCCTTCTTACGAGCCATTAGTTATATTTGTAATTAATGTAGAGGCATTCTCAAGTTTACGAGGTAAAAAAGTTGCTGATTGGTTAACGTCAAACGGGTATGGCAGCAGAGGAATGATTACTGTCGATGAATCGACCACAATAAAAAACCATAAGGCAAAAAGAACAAAGACATTAATTAATATGTCAAAATATTTTCAATATAAAAGAATACTAACGGGTAGTCCCGTAGCTAATTCACCCTTGGATCTTTATTCACAATGTGAATTTCTTGGAGAAAAGATATTAGGTTATGATTCTTATTATCCTTTCCAGGCTCGTTATGCCGTTATGCATAGAAAAAATATGGGAACAATTAGTTTTAATCAAGTTTTAGGTTATAGAAATATAGATGAGCTTACCAGGAAGATAGATGATTTTAGTGATAGAGTCTTGAAGAAGGATTGTCTTGACTTACCAGAAAAGATTTACACTTCAAGATCTGTCAGTATGAACCCAGATCAAATTAGAATGTATGAAGAGATCAGAAAGAAATCTATTCTTATGATTGATAAAGATATGGTTAGTGCTAATATGGTAGCTACCCAACTATTAAGATTACAACAGATATTATCTGGCCACTTGCGAAGTGATGATGGAGATCTTATTAAGTTTCCAACAAGAAGACTTGATGCCCTGGTAGAAATTTGTGAGGAGGCATCAGGTAAAGTTATTATATGGTCACGTTTTAGATACGATGTGATTACAATTACAGAAAAGCTTAACAAAACATTTGGCAGTCAATTTAAAAAGGTTGCTGTATCTTTCTTTGGAGATACTTCAGATAATGAAAGACAAGAGAATATAAAGTTATTCCAGGATCCAAAGTCATCAGTTCGTTTCTTTGTAGGTAATCCTCAAACAGCGGGACGTGGTATTACATTAACCGAAGCGAACACTGTTATCTATTATGCTAATGACTTTAACCTTGAAACTCGGATCCAATCAGAAGATCGATGTCATCGAATCGGGCAACATAATCCCGTTACATATATTGATTTAATTACTGATGGTACAATTGATGGCAAAATAGTTAAGTCATTGCGTAACAAAATTAACCTTAGTGCAAAAGTATTAGGAGAGAAGGCAAGAGAATGGTTAAAGCTAAGTACCTAAAAATCTTTGATGATTATAAAAAAGGCGGTCTTACTCTTGATGAAGCTGCTTATAGATTAAGCAAAGTATCTGGATTAAGACTTGACGTTGCAAAACAATATATGAAAAGTTTAAAGAAAGACAATATAATTGTTTTAAAGGAGCACAAAAAATGAAAGATATATTTTGTTTTATTTGTAAGGCTGTATTACCCAAGCCTAAAGAAAAAAAAGAAGTTCAATGTATTGTTTGTAAGGTAATTTACAATAACGAATCTTGAACTGGCGCTGATAGACTCTTGTCCCAGGTAACTGGAGTTTGAACTCGATCTATCTTTCGAGCCATAACTTCTGGATCTCTTTTACTATCTTTATAACTTCTGGCAACATAAGCGCTATCAGCACTTGCAAACGGCCATCTCTTTCCTCCCTGGGCATTGCCTCTTAACATATGTATCCAAGGCACATCGCCAACTTTAACTATCTCATTAAAAGCTTCATCACATCTTTGTGACCATTTTAAAGAACCAACCTGCCAATATTCTCCACTCGATCCAAAACATATTTTTGAAAAACCAGAGTCTAAAAGTTTATGCAAAAAATTAAATGAGTCTCCCATATGCCAAACGACTGCTGATAATTCTTTTCTGTGTGGCCATTGTTTTATCATATTGTAGTTATCATCCTCTGTTCCTCCTATAACATCTGGAACCACCGCCCAATGTGGATGACCCATTCTACTTTCCAACCAATTAAGGTAACCTTTTAAATCAAGAGGTTTACCTTTTGTGAATGCTGTAAATGCTCCGTTGTCCCACATAACTGATTGTCCTATTTCAAGACAAACATCTCCGTCTCTTTTATCTGCATAACTAACACAAAAATGTTTGCCTGCCATTCTGTACAATGTCTCACGAGGAGTTAAAGGAGTTCCGTGATAATGAATCATATTAAGCCTTGCTTACGACTCTTACATTTGAATGAACTCCAACTGTCTCGACTGTAACTGATGATCTAAATCTTTGGTGACATCCGTTTTTAATTTGTTCTGTTAAATCTTCCTGGAACTTTTTCACTAGACAGCAATCATAAATTAGCTCGTGAAGTTTTTCAACTGGAATAGTTTGAGGTGAGGTGATTGTGCAATCGTAGATGTCCAATGCATCGTCCACTGGACATCTAGCTGTAAATTTAAAACTATAAGACTTCATATTCATAACTGTCGTCAAGCATCCACCATACAATCAATGCGCCTATCATTTTACTGGTAAACATAATAATAAGTCCGTACCAGGAAAAGAACCCAAGCATCAACATAAATATAGCAGAGTCAACTGGAGTTCCTATTAAAGATGATAATAAAATTCTCTGTTTTAAAGGTTTGTCTGTAAAAGTATAAACTCCCCAATCAACCCCCTCACTAATCATAAAAGCTACAACACTTGCATAAGCTACAAATGGATCCGCCATATAATAACTTAGAAATCCTCCTACTGCCATTGCACCTAGAACCTTGTGCCCTATCTCTCTTTGGGAAAAATCTCTAATTACAAAAACAAATCCTATTAAAAAAGACATAGGCGCCAACATCTCGCCCCCTGGTAGTGAGATCATAGGTAAATAAGTAAAACCTATGTTAGCTACCACAATTGCAGCAATGTATAATGCAGTAAATTTATACTGAGCATTTCTCCATAAATTAATTGGATAGAACATTTGCATCCTCCTTCATAATTTCACTATGAGCTTTGTTAATTATTACTGCAAGTTGCCTTGCAATACTTCTTTGTTCCTTGTCCGCCATATCATTTATCTTTGCATAGACTTCCAGGGGCACGGCAACTGTCTTAAATTGCAGTTCTTTTCCCGTCTTTGATGGTCTTCCTTTCGGCATTATATTCTCCATATAAAAAGTTATTTGTTATTATTAATTATTTGTGTGCAAAATGTCAAGACTTGTCTTTACCTTGTATCATCTTTGAAACTTGCACTCCGAGATTGTAAAGCGCCTCCTGCATTGGGTTATCCGATGCTTTTCCACGGCTCGTTACAAATACTTCAACAGCTTCTTGCGTTTCTGGATGGAAACTCACTGTTACACTTATGCCCATCCCGACATCTTCTGTCCAGCTAGGTCTGCGATTCGGTACTTTCTTCATCCTCTTCCTTTCATTTTTACATAAACTATTCTTTTGGCTTGTGATTTTGTAAGATTAAAATCCGCAGCCAATTCATCCATACCAAACTTCTTTATATATTTCCTAGTTCTATGAACACCACTCTCTCCTTCGCTGAGAACTTTACCTTTGTTCTCGTCCCAATGATCTTGAACCTTGGTCATAAATTCTTCATTAAATTTTGTCATTATTCCATCTCCCTTCTGTAGAATATGTGATCGTTAATACGAACTGTTTGTGTAAACTTTTCACTCCATATTGGTTTTACATAGTGTGCGTGGTAGTGCGTTGAACCTTCTGTAAGATCAACAACATTTAACGGACCCTCTAATATTGCCCAGGCTATTTCTTCTGCCCATAAATATGCCTCTTTATCTTCAATCTCTTCTGATTTACCATCACACCAAAAACTAAACTGACACATATTTGGAATCGGTATCTCTGCGTTCCAGGAGTAATAGTATCCTTCCTTCACAACATCACATACATTATCGGGATATCTAGGATCATAAACCCTTGTCATTATAACTTGACCCACGGCTATCTGTCCGAGTGTCGGCTCTCCTCTTGCCTCAAAATATATTGCAGTTGCTAAACAAGCTAGTGTAGAAATCATTTGACTTCTCCTTTCTTTATCTGTTATTAGTTAATTACCTCGTTGATTAAAGTTCCCCGAACTGTTCTTTAATCCTTTCTAGCAGTTCGGGGAGTTTATTTTTAAATATCTTGAAACGAACCCGCCGCCTCATAACCTTCATCAATCCAACCGCCATTAAATCTGAGCTTTGGAAACTTCTTCTTTAATTGTTTGATGATGGGCGATGGAGTGCACCAAGCAGTGTTAAATGATATCGTAACTTCTTCATCAAAGACTCTATCTACTTCAGTCTCTGAAGCATTCCACTTTGTGCCCCAATTGTCACAACTCCAACGATACCAATTGTCAGCGCCAAACTTCTTGATCCAGGACTTACGAGTTTTAATATCTTTTGGAACATACAGTCCTTTATCCAAGATCATATGAGACTTTAATTTTTCTGCGCCATTTAACATAGACCCAGATAATTCAATACCTTCTTCAAATTCTTTAGGCATTGGTATGATTGTATTAAAATCAAACTCCTCGTCTACAATAACCTTATCTAAAAAGTTATCGATTTCTTTCTTAGTGTCACCTTGTACTACTAACTTATTCTCAGTCCAATTAGGCATTCTTACCTCCTTTTATGTTGATTAAAATTTTACCTCGAAGATCATTTAATTCTCCAAGATTTCTTTCACATATATGTGTATCGCTATGGTTATCAAAAGCATAGTTGTCTTTGATACGTTCCTCGGTTGCATATATGTGTTGTTCTACGGCATCAAAAATATGCCGTAATTCCTCGATTGAAAAGTAAATCTGATTTTTTCTAGATCCATTTACTAACTTTTGTTTCATTTCTGAAAGTTCCTTCTCTAATTTAAAAACCATTTTTGAATTTGCATCCATTATATTCTCCCTTCTAACTTTAATTTTTTTCTTTAATGGTCTTCTTTTAATTCGTAGTTTATACAAATCATTTTCAGTAACTTCACCTTGAGTGCATTCTTCAATTTTTATTAACATAGGTGTTTTTGGGAAGTGTTCACCTCTTGACCACTTCTCTACATTTCTTACTGAAGTTCCAATAACCTTGCTCAAAGTTTTGCAAGTATGTTTGTTTTTGTACATCCATTCTCTTAATAACATCATATTCTCCCTTCTAAGTAACTGAATATATGGGCGATGGTATCAACGCACCAACCATTACCCAACATTTTATATCTTTGTGTCTTTGATATTGTTATCTGCTTACCCTTCTCATCAATGCCAAATAAAGTAGCATTGTCTTCTACAGTTTGCAGACGTTCACATTCAATCGGAGTTAATGCCCTCCAACGAATGTCTTGGACAACAACATTATCCTTCTGAACAGTTGTAAGTGTATTCGATTTACTATCTCCTCGAACCTCCAACCTTTGTGTTGTCATACCTTTAGTCTTCATCTTATGGTCTTGACGTTTACCATCTACAAGATAACGTCCACGAAATGCACCAATCGCAACCTTCGGCTCCCGATTACCACCTTGCATTGTTGTGAGTGTAGGCGATTTACCATTAGCAGAGTATACCCTTCTTATTGTATCGTGACCCTTGATCTCTTCTGCGTGACCAACTTGAATACATCTCACTCCCGTTTGCCCTTGGTTGCCAAAACCTTTATAGTCCCTCGCTAATAAACAACTAGCCTTGTCAATGTTCTCCTTCAACATAACCTTGCCTTGTTTACCTACAAGATCGGCTTGAGGTCTGTCCTCCTTAAAATAATTGTAAGGAACTCCTTTATGAAAGTTAGCAGTAACAGTAAAAGATTTATCCGTATCAGTTGATTGTGTGTAGCGATCCGATCTTTTATTAACCGCATACTTCTCACTACCACGACCCATATAATCAACACTCTTCTTACCATAGTAAAATGTTTCCTCGATTTCTTGCCTAGTCTGTAAGATATCCTTCAGAACTATGCCCTTGTCAGATTGAGGCATAATCCCCCAACTCGCCCAATACAATCTCTTTCTTGATTGCGCTGAGTCTAATGCTGAATCAAGTTCAATCGGATGAACACCTAAGTATTGTGTTATTACATCCCTAAATTCCTTTTTCATTTTTACATTTTCCAGGAGGAAATGAATCTTGGGATTTATCTCTTTAAGTTCCTCTAATATTCTTACAAACTCAAAGAATAACTTTGACCTCGGATCATCAAAGGCTAACTGTTTACCGCTAAATGAAAAACCTTGGCAAGGCGAACCACCCAACAGTAAATCTATATGCCCTAAATCTGAACCTTTGATCTTTGTTACATCCCCAAGCTGAATGACTTCGGGATGTAGGAACTTGTCCACCGCAACTGAATACTTATCAACATCTGCGTGATAAACTTTTGTTATCGGTGGTAGATTAGTTCGACTATGAGCCATAAGATCACAACCCATACCGCTAAATAAATTAAGTATTTTCATTGTCTTACCCATTTACTAATTTTAAATCTAAGGAGCTCTAACATCTCCTCCTCCCAAGTATCTCCTTGATCCTTTACACCCCTTTCATATAACTGATGTAATCGATTCTCAATTAAATCATCCAACAATGAATGCTCATTATCAGTAAGATACCTATCAAATAAAATCTCCCTCAAGATTTCTTCATTTGTTCCGTTAATCATTTCCAAAACTCCTTTCCACCTAAATCTAGGTATAGTTTTTTTGAGATTTCTAATCGTGTATCATCATCTCTCCCTTTAAATTTTGGGTGAGAAGAGAATATGTGGTCTTGTAAATCTTCAATCAAATGCGTTAAGGCAACTTGAAGGACATTGATTTCCATATCAGTTAATCCTTCAAGATTATTTCCAATAAATGTATGTTTCATTATTTATTCTCCTTATTATACTCAGACCAAACATCTGACAAAAGAAACAACTCACTATGCGTATGAAAGAAATTATTTTTGTTCATATACTCCAAAACCTTTCTTCTAAACTCATCATAAGTTTCACATTCAGATACGATATACCAAACATATTCGTTTAGCTTTTCTTCTTGATCCATTAACATTGCTTTAACTCTTCCCATTATGCCCTCCATCTTATAGAAGCTTCATCAATATCAATATCAATACCACCACCTTCAGCAATTCGATATAACTGCTCAAGAGGAAGAGGTATCGGCTCAGCAAAATCATCTCCACCAACCGCATTGTAACTATCTTCCCAAACATTCTTATTTGTTTTTGGATTGAACCCTTGCGCATAAACAACAATGTTCTTTTCTTTTTTGTCGCTGATATAATTGTTCATAAGATAAATACCCTCATCCTTTACTAGACAGAATGATCTCTTTAATGATATCTTTTTAGTATAAGGAACTATGAACTTTTCTTCTTCGATAGTTCTTTGTGCTAATTTCTGTAAGGTTCTTGAACCTCGGAACTTTAATTTAGTCATTTGATTTACCCTCGTTATTAAATGTTATTCTATTTATATATTATAAACATTTTACTTAGTCAATACCTTTTTTACATATATAGTAATATTTACCCAATTGAAAAAAAATATTTTTTTTGTAAAAATTAACGTGACAAACGTGACAAACGTGACAAAACTCTTATAACCTATATACACAGTAAAATAATTTGTCACGTTTCTGTTTAAATTTGTCACACTTGTCACACTTCTTTCAATAGATTCGGGGTTTTCCTGGTTTTTTTTATTTTCATTTTAGTAAATTTTATTATATAAAGAGATTGTAATGAATGAAATCGCAACCCAAAAACTAACTAATCGTCAAAAAGAATTTGCAAAGTATTATGTTGAAGGCATTTATAGTAATGCTGAATGTGCAAGAAAAAGCGGTTTTGCAGAAAAGAGTTGTTACAGTATTGCAAGTCATCTATTAAGCGGTAAAAAATTTCCACAAGTTTTAGAATATATTCAAGAGCTTCAGCAAGAAAAAGAAAGACGATATGGTGTAACTGTTATTGGTCAACTTAAAAGACTTTCTGAACTTTCCAAAGGCGCTGAAGAAGCGGGACAATTTTCTGCTTCAATCAATGCTGAAAAGATTCGTTCTGCTCTTGGTGGTTTGACAGTTGATCGAAGGGAACAGATCAATGCTCTTGACGATTTAAGTCGTGAACAAATTATTTCTCGTTTAGATAATTTAAAAAAACAATATCCTCAAGCATTCGTTGAAGGGGAATATAAGGAAGTAAAAGATGGGGACTCCCGAATCGAACTTTTGGAAACTGATCAAAAAAAACCTTCCAAAAAAATGCCACTCAACAAGGATTGAATCTCGTATAGCATCGGGTGTTCCCGATTGTCATTTTGCTTGGGATGGACTTGTGTTTTGGTTAGAGTTAAAAACAACAAAAAACAATGCTTTGAGAATAAGTCCTAATCAAATCTCTTGGAACTCTGCGTATTGTCTTCGAGGAGGCTTTAGTTTTTACTTGGCAAAGCATACGAAGACCAAGGGTATATATTTGTTTGGAGGGGATCAAGGTTCGAGCCTCTTAGATGAAGGTTTGCGTACCAAGGCTCTGTATCAAGGTACAAGTTTCGAGGATCTCTTTGCGACTCTGCGCCTCTATATGGAATGAACTTTGCGACTTTGCGTCCTTGTATCAGTATGGCTCAAGAAATAAAAAATCCCTAGGCAAAATGCCTAGGGATCCGAGGTAACTCTATTCTTCTACTTGGATCTTAATTTCCTCTAACCATTCGTAGATATCTTCATTGACATTTAAAACAAAGGGATAACATTTAATGTTTTCTAATAGATATTGAACTACCGCCAGAGATTTAAATTTTAAATCATCAAAGAATTTTTTATCGAGATCGTCCAGGATAACTTCTTGCATCCCTTCAATCATTGACAAGTAATTATCTCTTTGCTCTTCACTATTAATTAAAAAATCTTTTTCTAATTTGGGGACAATGTTTATTGCCTCCCAATGATCATTGAACTCTTGCGCCTCTTCTTTATTAAGATCCCTTAAATCTAACCAAGCGCCTTCAATAAGACTATCCATTACCGCCATACTTTCTCTTATATCTTTCATAATAAAATAGGGGAAAGCTATTAACTTTCCCCTTCCCCTTTTTAATTAATATATTCTAGTTGATTACTATTCTTTTTAAGAATAGCTTTTTTGATAACTTCATTATTTATTTTAAAATAATAAGTTCTATCCCCGTTGTCGTGTTTTTTGTGAGTGATACAATGGGATAAGAAAAGATGAGAATTAGAAGAAGATGAACCAACAAAAACTTCAACTTCCCCTCTTTCTTTTACACCATAAGATTTATTACTTTTATATACGCAAGCCTCAACTTTGTTCCAAATTGGATATTGTCTAGTCATTTTTTACCTCGTTAATTGTTATACTTATATTATATACTACTTGTTTAAAAAATCAATACCTTTTAAAATTATTTATTGACCTGGAAATTTTTAGAGCTGTAGCTCCTGGCTTTGCGTCTTTGCGTCTTTGCGTCTCTATATCAATATGAAAAAAAATCGGGCTTTGCAGCCCGATCCCTTTCATTACCATTTACCTCCCGTTTTATTTATGTCAATAAAAGTTTTATCACCCAACTCTTCTATGCGCTCAATGATTACATCATCATAGCCTTTTGCGATCCATTCATCATAAGCCTCTTTTGCTTTGTCATAGGTGGTGTAGTAATCATCTACACCACCGACCCATACAATGTATTTCCATTCACTCATCATGCAGCACTCCCTTTTGTTAGATTAATTTTTGTTTGTAATAATCATTAAGTATCACCGCATTTTTCATGCACTCTTCTAGATCCTGGAATTCAGAAATAAATTTTGAGGATTGATCTTTTTCATTCCATTCATGTAATAAGAAACATGATTCATTGCAGCATTGAATATATAAATTTTTATTCTCTTCTAAATAAAACATGCTATCAGTTAATCCAGGATCTTCTGATTCCTCAAAACAAAATTTGTGAGGAATGTAGTCGTATCCTTGGAAGGATACGACTTCAGTACAAGGACTATGAATAAACTTTTTCTCAATATAAAAAGTAAAATCACCTTCCATTATGCACTCCTTTGAATTGCTGTTTGGCCGATCTCAATTAATCGCTGTTTAATATAACGATTTAAAAGATGATATCCCGCTTTACTATGAGATCCAACATTCCAATTGGTGTTTTGCTCAACGTCCATTCCATCATCACCGCAATAATTTTTTCCGATTTTCCAATCGTAAATTGTGATAACGTGGATCCTCTCTTCCTCAGATCGTTCATCTTGCAGCACGATGATCCATGAGAGATCTGATTTATCAGATCCTCCTCCATTTGGTTCACCAAATAACTGAACTAATGTTTTGAAATTAAATTCTAAATATCCTTGTAAACAAGTTCCATTTGATAATGAATCTAATTCTGTATGTCTAAATATATGCATTTTTACCTCGTTAAGTTGATGTTATAGTGTACACTACCATGATATGATAGTGTACACAAGTAATTTATTTCCAGGATCTAGTTCTTAAATTCTTTTAAAATTTTTCCTTTAAAAGATCCTTCAACGATCCATAGGATAAAATCCCAATTATCGCTTTGAATGAATAGACTCGTACGTTCACCATATTCATCGGCTAATGTAATCGCAAATCTATTCTTATCGACTCCTAATTCTCTTTGATTAGGATCTGGGTGATCGATCCAGATCTGATATCCATTCGCATAATACGATGGACAAGCATCGTTTTTATAAGAGCCGTTTTCCCAATGGCGTGGAATCTCCACGCCATTAGTAAATCCATCAAATAAACTATTCATTTCTATTGCTCCTTTCATTTAGTGCATCAGTTAATTCATCAAATAATTTATAATTGAGCCACATTGTTATTAATACAATTATACCACTCAATATCTCTGGAAGGATTCCGCTTCCTAAAATATTAAAGTATACCACTATTGAACATACTATTAAAAGTACGCTCAAGATCCATGATAGCCCTAAAAGGGCTACCACGATTTTATTTCCAAATTCCATTATTTACCTCCTAAATATTTTACTGTTAATCTTGAATTAGATGGAATGTTTTTAGTATGTTTCTTGATATAATGATCTGATATCTTACCATTCTTAATAAGATCTTTTATTAATGCTACATTATCAATTCTAGTACTTTCCTTTACTTCAATAATGTTAGCCTCAAACAAATCACCTTGATGTTTCCCAAAAGTTTTTTGATCAAGTAAATTTAATCTTGCTCTCTCATAATTTTCTTTTGCAAGATCTAATTCAGTTTTAGCGCTACCGAATGCATCAACTGGATTTGAGTTTAATGCATTTAATAACATGTCTTGTAAATTTTTATCTTTATATTCCATTACTCTACCTCCTCGATTGTAATTAATGAAAACTCGTCTTGTTCCAGACCTTGTAATTCAAAGTCATTTATTGAATGTGAACTATGATCAACTGAAAACTGAACACGTCTACTAACTTCTTCAGTGATCCAGTCCTCCATTTCGTGATGAAAATCAAAGACCTTAATAGTTGGGTCTGGGTCTAAGTGATCGATTGCGTATGTTACTTTATATTTCATTTTTTTACCTCGTTTGTTTAATTAAATATATATATTTAATAACATACATTTATATTACATACAAGTAAAATAATAAAATAAATAAATAAAATCTTAAATTAATATACTAGGTGTTGCATAAATGACACAGCCTATATGTTCTTGTTTTGTTCCGCTAGGGGTTACTGATCCATTTGTTCTTGTTTTGTTCCAATACCTCCGCCCCCCATGCCCCCCTTTTTTGCGCCACTCACAATATACGACAGTATATTGTGCTAGTTATATAAATTCATTTGACTATAATTTTATTTGAGTTAGGTACCCCCTGTCTCAGAAAAAGGCCCCTAGGAGTCCCAAGGCACAAAAAAATTTGCAAATATATTTTCATTGGGTTATGTTGTGGTAGGAGGTCCTTATGACAACATTCAGTGGGAATATTTCTACAGATGAATCTGGTAGAATACAAGACATAGATCCTCTTGAGGAAGCAAGAGATTTAATAAATCAGGCTGCAAATCAAGAGAGAATGCAAGATCTTCAAAAAGGGTTTGAGGCTTCATATGCAGTCAGACCAGGAGGAATTGCAAATCTTGGGTTTCCTTCAGAGATGATGACAGGTTCAAATGTTAATGTAGGAATAGGCGTTGATGATTTTACAAATCGTGCAATGACAGGTGGATATGCAACAAGAGGTGATCCTAGAGACAGTTTCGCAGCTAGGGACGTTGCAGTTGAACAAATTAAAAACATGAATCCTGTAGTCAAGGGTATTCATAATGCGTATGCAAAAATGTTTGGTCTTGGTATGGATGATCAAGGTAATATTACACCAGAAGCTTTGATAGATTTAAAAAGACAAACACAACAAACAATAGCCAGGGATCAAGAACTAGGGGACGATAGACGCAAGGATCAAGAACGTGCGGAACGTGCAGCAATGTTAGCAGCACAAAATCAACCTGTTGATCCATGCCCAGAGGGTTATCGATTGGATCCCATGTCCAAGGTCTGTGTACCAACGGACGATACGACCACGGACACCGCACCTGGAACGGGTAGGGTTTATGAGACAATGACCGCACCGCAGGAAAATTACACTGCTGCATCAAACATTGCAGTTCCAACGATTAATTTGCCAGATATACTTACGGGCAAATAACCTCGGATCATGAACCTTGAAACTATTCCTGAAGAGAAACTTAAAGAAATCCTCTCTCTTAAAGAGGCTCAAGTTAGACTTGTTGTTCGGGAGAAGGCAAGATCAGATTTCATGGCGTTTGCACATCATGTATATGAGAATTTTATTGAAGGTAAGCATCATAAGATTATTGCGGAGAAGCTCGAACGCATTGCGCAAGGTGATCTCAAAAGACTGATTGTTAACATGCCACCCAGACATAGTAAGTCTGAACTGGCATCTTATCTCATGCCTGCATGGTTTCTTGGAAGGAACCCCAAACTAAAAATTATCCAGGCAACACACAACACGGAACTGGCGGTAAGGTTTGGTCGTAAGGTGAGGGACTTGATCGATGATCCACATTACAAGGATGTATTTCCAAAGACTGATTTGAAAGCAGACAGTAAGGCAGCGGGTCGTTGGGAGACGAGCGAGGGCGGTGAATACTTTGCGGCAGGTGTTGGTGCAGCGGTCACGGGTCGTGGTGCGGATTTATTTATTATTGACGATCCGCACTCGGAACAAGATGCAATGTCCGAGATGGCATTTGACAATGCATATGAGTGGTACACCTCTGGACCTAGACAGCGTTTACAGCCAGGTGGTGCGATAATTGTTGTGATGACGAGATGGGGATTGAAGGATCTGACGGGTAGGCTGATCAAGGCACAAGGCTCTGACATTATGTCTGACGAATGGGAGATTGTAGAGTTCCCGGCAATACTGCCTTCTGACAAACCACTTTGGCCGCAGTTCTGGGAGAAAGATGATTTGTTAAAGGTCAAAGCATCTTTGCCCTTGGCTAAATGGAACGCACAGTGGCAGCAAAACCCGACAGCCGAAGAAGGTGCGATTGTTAAAAAAGAATGGTGGAATGTCTGGGAAGGAAAGGATATTCCAGATTTAAGTTATATTATGCAGAGTTATGATACAGCGTTCAGTAAGAAAGAAAGTGCTGACTATTCGGCTATAACAACATGGGGTGTATTTCAGCCAGAAGAAGGTGGAGCAGATCATATTGTATTGCTTGATGCAAGAAGAGGGCGTTGGAATTTTCCAGAACTCAAGATGACAGCTTTGGAGGAGTATAATTACTGGGAGCCAGATATGGTGATTGTCGAGGCAAAAGCCACAGGTACTCCGTTGACAGATGAATTAAGAAGAGGCGGTATTCCTGTTTTGAACTATACACCGAGCAAAGGTCGTGATAAGGTATCTCGTATGCACATGGTTGCACCATTGTTTGAGGCGGGTATGGTTTGGGCACCAGAGAAAAGTTTCTCAGAGGAAGTGATTGAAGAATGTGCAGCATTTCCACATGGTGACCACGATGATTATGTTGACAGCATGACAATGGCTTTGATACGTTTTCGTCAAGGAGGTTTTATATCTCTTGATGGCGAAGAAGAAGATGAATGGTATCCAAGGAAGAAGGAGTATTACTGATGAGCAATAAACCAAGCATTTCTGAAATGAAATCAAATTTAATTAACTTTGACGCTGTTCCAGGTAAGACAGCGAGACAGATTGAAGCTATGTCTGATAAAACAATAATTAGACTACACAATCAAAGGTTTCCTAACCTTGGATCTTTTCTTAGACATAAACGTGATGGCGGTATGGTAAAAGGATATAACAGAGGCGGTAAAGTGAGGATATTTTAATGGCAGAAACACCGATAGGTCCAGGCGGCCCAGAAGGTATAGAACTACCGAAAGTAGAAGTTGACATAAACACACCAGAAGATTTTAAGGGAGGTGTTGATGTAACTGATGATGGGCAAGGCGGTGCTGTCTTACAATCCTTAGAAGGCATGGAAGTTGAAACAGAAGTCTATGACCACAATGCTAATCTGGCAGAGATTCTTGATGATGCAACATTAGGTGAAATGTCTAGTGATTTAATGGGTCAGTATGAAGAGGACAGTGATTCAAGATCCGAGTGGGAAGAAGGATATATAAAAGGTCTGGATTTACTGGGTGTAAAGTATGAAGAAAGAACACAGCCATTTGCTGGTGCATCTGGTGTAACACATCCGTTGATTGCAGAATCAGTAACCCAGTTTCAGGCACAATGCTACAAGGAACTTTTACCAGCGGGTGGCCCAGTAAAAACACAGATTATAGGAATGAAAGATCAGGCACGGGAGGAACAGGCAACTCGTGTCAAGGACTTTATGAACTACCAGATTACAGAGGTGATGGAGGAGTTTGATCCAGATACGGATCAGATGCTTTTCTATCTTCCTTTGTCTGGTTCTACATTCAAGAAAGTTTATTATGATCCGTTGAAGCAACGTGCAGTTTCCATGTTTGTTCCATCAGAGGATATGGTTATTCCATATTCAGCTTCGGACATTGCAACATCGAGCCGTGTAACACATGTGCTGCGGATGGATGAAAATCAGATTCGTAAACTACAGATTGCAGGAGAATACAGAGATATAGAAATATCTTCTTCGTATGAAGAGTCTGATGTTATGGAAAAAGTAAGAGAACTTGACGGAGTGGATAAGTCTCATACGGATGACGTTTATACAATTCTTGAGATGCATGTTGATTTAGACATCGAAGGATTTGAGGACAAAGATTCAACGGGGGAGCCTACGGGAGTAAAACTGCCTTATATTGTAACACTTGACAAAGGCAGTGGCGAAGTTTTGTCCATACGAAGAAACTATGATTTTGACGATGAACTAAAAAGAAAACGTCAATACTTTGTGCACTATAAGTTTCTTCCAGGTTTAGGGTTCTATGGATTTGGTCTGATACATATGATTGGCGGTCTGGGGAGGGCTGCTACAAGTATCTTGAGACAGTTAATTGATTCGGGAACTCTAGCTAACTTACCTGCTGGTTTCAAGGCAAGAGGATTAAGAATACGAAATGATGATGAACCGCTCAACCCAGGCGAGTTCAGGGACATTGACGCACCTGGCGGTGATATCAGAAGTTCGATTATACCTCTACCATTTAAAGAACCATCTGGAACACTGGCACAACTCTTGGGGTCATTAATTGATGCTGGTCGGAGATTTGTTTCAATAGCAGACCAGCAGGTAGGACAAAACATGGGCAAGGAAATGCCCGTAGGTACAACAGTGGCACTATTAGAACGTGGCATGAAAGTTATGTCAGCCATTCACAAACGGCTACATTATGCTCAAAAACAAGAGTTTAAATTACTCTCTAATGTTTTTGCAGAAAACTTACCACCAGAATATCCGTATGATGTTAGTGGTGGGGACAGACAGATTAAACAGACAGATTTTGATGGACGGGTTGATATCATACCAGTTTCAGACCCAAACATATTTTCTATGGCACAAAGGGTGACATTGGCACAGACACAGTTGCAGTTAGCACAGTCAAATCCACAAGTACACAATTTGTACCAAGCATATAGAAGAATGTATCTTGCTTTGGAGGTGCAGAATATAGATGAGGTTCTCCCTCCTCCACCACAACCTCAACCATTAGATCCTGCGATTGAAAATGCAAGAGCATTGATGGGTGAGTTGTTACAGGCATTTCCAGAGCAAGACCATGACTCGCATGTTAGTATGCATGTTTCGTTTATGAAACTACCCGTTGTCCAATCTTCGCCACAAGTTTATGGTGTATTCATATCACATGTTATGGAACATATTTCATTGAAGGCAAGAGCAATGGCACAACAGGAAATACAACAAATGCAAATGCAGGGTATGCCTATTGATCAAGCATCAATGGATATGAAGATAGCACAGATTCAACTTGAATTAACAAACGCTATGATGCCAAACTTGATGCCTCCACCACCAGGTCCAGATCCTCTTGTTCAGATTAGACAACAAGAACTTGCAATTAAACAACAACAAGAACAGAATCGATCACAGACAGATGCTGCTAAACTTGAACTTGATAAACAAAAACTTGAGCAACAAGCAATAACAGATGCTGCAAGATTAGAGTTACAAGAGGAAATTGCTGACGAGAGGAGTGATGTAAACAGAGAGCGTATTGCCGCTCAATCTGCTAGAGGACGATGATTGATCCTATTACATTAGGTGCCGCAGTCAGCACTGCTACAACTTGTTATAAAACTTTCGTATCTATGGTGCAGTCGGGCAAAGAACTTGAAGACTGTACAGCTACCTTGGGTAAATGGATGGGTGCTGTTTCTGATATAGACAACATTCACAAGAACTCAAATAACCCTTCAACATTTGATAAATTATTTAACGGTTCTGTCCAGGAAGTTGCAATGGAGAGTTTTGCAGCTAAAAAGAAAATTCAAAAGCAGCGAGAAGAATTAAAAAACTGGTTAGTTGGTCACTATGGCTTACAGGCTTACGAAGAGTTACTCCGTGAAGAAGGTAGAATTAGACGACAAAGGCAGGAAGCTGTCTATGCTCGTGAAGAACAAAAACGTATGATACGAGACTATACTATTATGGGTATTGCTTGTCTTATAGGATTTTCTGCTCTTGGTTGGATGGTCTGGTTGATTACCATGGAAGTTGGTTGATGATTATGCTGTATAATTTTTTATATTATTTTTTGATATTTTTTTGTATAATATCGTTTTTAATTGTTGTTGCAATAGCTAGAGAAAAAGGAATAACCACTTGTCGATTAGCTAAACAACTATTAGAAGATAAGACAAGAGTTTGTGTTTATGTTGGAGCAAATTACACGCAGTGGAATGAATATGTACCCGTTGGTGCTGGAGAATGTCCAAGAGAAATGCAATGTAAATACAGACCTAATGAAAAACCTTTTACGTTGAAAAACGTAGTAAAAAGTATAAAGGACAGTTTCAAATGAGCAAGAAATTACAAAAAGGTAGTCAATACGAACAGTTTGATTTAGATGGTGATGGCATTGTGAGTGATGATGAACTTGCAAGATCCGAGCATATGATACGTCTTGAGAACTCTGATAAGATGCAAGATCAACAACGTATGCTTTGTTGGGTGTCATCTATCTCATCAATTATATTAATAGTACTGGTTATGTCACCAGCCATACCAGATGCAAGAGTTGAAATGGTCACTGCTTTACTTTCAACATATGTTGTGGCAAATTTAGGTATCGTTGCAACTTTTATGGGAACGACTGCATTTACAAGGTCGAAAGAAAATGGTAAATGACATGGCTATTAGTTGTATTTTTATCAGGGACGGTTCAGGAAAGTGTCTACTTCAGTGATTTGGATTCGTGTCTTAGAATTGCATCAAAGATTAGATCGCAAAACCTCGACCAATCACTCGCTGGGGATAGTAGAATTTGGGTCAAGGCTTATTGCGTACCTAAAACAGTACCTAAAAATAAAGGACAATGAAGCACCTAAATATTTGCAAGGTAAAAATAAATGATAGAACAAACAGTTAGTGATGTAGAAAATTTTACTAAAACTATTAATGTTACTGAAGGTGGTGGCAGTGATGTTGAAGCTGGTATACAATTCATCTATCATATGCGTGAACATTTAGTTGATATTGGGATCGC